AACTTTTGATTTGGATGAAAATGAGTTTTCAGAAACACTTTTGAAATTCTTACCAAATGATCCTTTTAATAAAGATTATGACATAAAATTAATTGAGCAAACATTTAATGATACTTTTTTTGGTGTTGGAACTCAATCAGTAGGATTTACAAGTTTAACATCTTCCTCTGTTTTAGAAAATACTACTATTGGAATAGGTACAACCACAATATTCTCTTTTAATTCAAGCAATTTTGAATCAGTTTATGTGAATGCACAGATTTTAAATAAACTGACAGATGATATGAATTATGTGCGATTATATATTGCACATGATGGGACAAATACGTACTTGTCAGAATATTATATTGATAATAAGTTGAGTTCTTCTACAGGAGATCCAATAGGTCTATTTACTTGTACTAATTTGGGAAGTGGAATTTTTTCATTAGTACATGAAAACGATACTGGCAATGAACTTCAAATTAGATCTAATATTGTTGGATTCGGAACTACTACAGTTGGAATAGGAACTTATAGATTCAAATCATCAGAACAATTAGATGGGCAAGAAAGAAGTGTAGTTTACCAATCAAATTTCCAATCTACAGTAGGTGCACAATCAAAGACTATTCATACTTTAGATAAGTTATTATTCAATGCATCAAAATCTGTTGTGCAGGTTAGTGTAGGTTCTAGTAAAGCACTTCATCAAGTTATGATGATATTTGATGAAACTGATGTTTATACTCAACAGTTACCATTCCTTTCAGTAGATACTACCAATAATACTTTAGATACTTTATCTGGTATTGGAACATTTGGTGGGGAAGTATCTGGCAATAATTTATTATTGAATTTCTATCCCGATAATCAAAATCAGCAAATTGATATAGAGATTTTTAGCAAATCTTTTTATTCTACTTTAGATGTTTCAAATAATTATAATGATTTGGCATATGGTTCAGTTGTCGAAAGAATTGATGAAAAGTTCTATAACGCAATTAATGGTGATAGAATTAATAGAACTAATTTTGAACTGACATCAAATAATATTCCAATTTTCTCTAAAACATTTAATCCAAACTCAGTTTCTTTAGCATCTACATCAGGATTATTCTCAATAGATAACCATTTCTTCATGACAGGTGAAGAATTAATCTACACTCCGGATTCCACAATCGTTGGTGTTGGAACTAGTGCAATGATGATAAATGCTACTGATATTTTACCATCTACGGTGTATGCCATAAAAGTATCAGAAGATACTTTTAAAGTTGCAATATCAACATCAGCAGCTCAAAGTGGTGTTGGTGTAACTTTTGCATCTCTTGGTGAGGGGAATGCCCATAGATTTACGATGAAAAAGAAAAATTCAAAATGCATTATTGATGTTGATGAACTTATTCAATATCCTGTAAGATTTACTGGAACAACCCATAGTTTAGTAGGAAATTTATCAGTTGGTGAAACATTTGCTTCTTTAAGTGGAATTTCTTCAATTAATCCTACCGATCTACTGTTAATAGATGATGAATATGTAAAAGTTACTAATGTTGGATTGGGTACAACTAGCACTGGTCCGATCACCAACAATGGTAATGTAAAACTTGTTCAACTTGATAGAGGTGTTGTTGGATCTTTAGCAAATACACATACAAATTCTGCTTCAGTATCTGTTTATAGGGGATCATTTAATATAGTTGACAATGAAATTCATTTTTCTGAGCCTCCAAGAGGAAATCCTCAAATTGATAAAACAAATTCTAATTTAGATTTTGAAACATCTTCATTTGGTGGTAGAGTATTCTTAAAATCAAATTATGATAGTAATAAAATTTATGATGATATATCCAATCAATTTACAGGAATAGGAAGAACATTTAATTTAACAGTTGGTGGAGCTAATACGACTGGTATTGGAACCGATGGTGGTAATGGACTTATTTTTATTAATAACATTTATCAATCCCCTAAAACTGATAATAATCCCAGTAGGTTTAACTATGAGATCTCTGAGAGTGTAGGAATAACAACCATAGAATTTTCTGGTATAACCAGGGTAGATAATCCTTTAGAATATGTTATTTCTGATTTTGATGTTAATCAAAATGAAACTCCAAGAGGTGGAATTATTGTCTCGTTTGGATCTACACCTGGACTTGGATTTGCTCCACTTGTGGGTGCCTCTGTAACTGCTGTCGTTAATGGTATTGGTGCTATTACATCTGTAGGATTTGGAACAACTGATAATCTTGGATCTGGATATAATGGATTGGTCTCTATTGGAGTAACTGTTTTTGAAGAAGATCATCAAGGAACTCCAGCAGAGATAACAGCAACAGCAAATGTTGGTGCTGGTGGAACTTTAACTTTTAATATTGTAAATTCAGGAACAGGATATACAAGTCCATCTATATTTGTATCAGATCCATCATATGATAATCTACCTATAATTGGTGTTTCTAGAGAAGGTATTGGTTCAACCACGGAAACTGGAATTGGGTTATTGATGGATGTAATCGTTGGTGGTTCTTCAACTTCTGGAATAGGATCTACATATTTTGAAGTGAAGGAGTTTAAATTCTCCAGACCAGGATATGGATTTAAAAGAGGAGATGTATTTAAACCAGTTGGTATTGTAACTGATTCTACATTATCATCTCCATTATCAGACTTTACTATTACTGTAGTTGATACATATTCTGATAATTTTGCTGCTTGGGAGTTTGGTGAACTTGATTATATTGATTCTATTAAAAATTTACAAGATGGAAACAGATTGAGATTCCCATTAAATTATAATGGTGAACTATTGAGTTTTGAAACCCAACCAGGATCACCTATTGAACAAAATGTCAATAATGTTTTAATTATTTTTATAAATGGAGTAATTCAAGAACCAGTTAAAAATTATATTTTTGGTGGTGGTACTTCATTTGTATTTACTAAAGCACCTCTACCTGAGGATGAAGTTGAAATTTATTTCTACAAAGGTGTTGATGGAGTTGATTCAATTTCAAATGATAATGTAAAACCAACAATAAAAGTTGGTGATACTCTTCAAGTTATTAGTAATAATTATATTGAAAATACTATAACACAAGATGAAAGAATTGCATTCAATATTGCTTTCTCTGATAAAGTTGAAACTAACAAATATTTTGGACAAGGAATTGATATAACCAATCCGAAACCAGTATCTTGGACAAAACAGAAAAGTGATAGAAAAATTAATGGAGATTTTGTAAGTAAGTCGAGAGATGTACTAGAACCTCTAATTTTTCCAACTGCAAAAATTATTAAAGATGTTTCTATAACTGATACTGATATATTTGTTGATAATGTAGAACTCTTTGAATATGAGGATAATAGAAATATTGAAGAAGCTCCGTCTGTTCCATATCCCGATGGATCTACACCATTCGACGCTTTGGTTATTAATGGTATTTCGACAGTTGGATATACTACAAATCTTGTAGAAAAAATTACAGGATTTAATGATGTTCAAGGTTTCTCTGGTATCGTAACTGGAATTACAACGACTACAGGAACGGGAGGAAATCCATTAGCAATTCAATTTACTATTATTGATGATAGCACTGCTACTGGATTTGTAGGATTGGAAACTGGTTATCCAATTTATATTTACGATACCCAAGTTGGTAGTGGACTTACATCAATTAATACATCAAATTCTGAAGTTGTTGGTACTGGTTCAACTTTTGTTGATAATGTTTATTATATTTCAAATTATACATTTTCTGCTTTAAATGTAAATACATTTGTTGGAATTTTAACTTGTAATATTGACTCCAATACAAATATTTCTGGTATTTCATCATCTGGAAATATTTTAAATCCAATTGGAAAATATTCATGGGGTAGATTGTCTGGGGCATCAAGATCATTAAATCCAATATCTATCGGTGTAAGTGGCAATATTGTTTCTGGATTGTCAACATTCCCAACAATTCAAAGAAGAGGTGGAATCAATTTAAGAAAAACTGGTGCACTTCCTAAAATTGAAAACTAATATTATCGTATAAATATCTAAAAAACAATTAATATGTCTGCATTCGTAACAGATCAATTTAGAATATTGAATGCTGGTTCTTTTGTAGAGTCTATCAGTAATAATTCTTACTACGCTTTTTTGGGATTATCAAATCCAACTTCGGCCGGGTTTGGTAGACTAAACGATTGGAATACAAGTACGACGAATAATCCAACTGATAATTTTCAATATTTAGATCATTATAAAGACACTAGTTTATTTGGTAAAAAAATTACCTCAGAGAATGCTAGAAGAGTTATAAGAAAAATTGAATGGGTTGCAAATAATCAATATGACATGTATCGTCATGATTATGGACAAAATAATCAAGCATCATTTAGTAAAGCTTTGAAATTATATGAATCGGATTATTATGTTATTACCAGTGATTTTAAGGTTTATATCTGTATTGAAAATGGAACATCTGGTTTAAATCCTACAGTACCAAGATCAACATTAGAACCTACACATACTGATGTAGAACCGGTTTCATATGCAGATGGATATAGATGGAAATATCTATTTAAAGTTTCCCCATCAGATGTAATTAAGTTTGATTCCACTGAATTTATAGTTGTACCAAATGATTGGGCAACTACAACAGATAGTGATATTCAAATTATAAGGGATGGTGGAAATTCAGATAATAATAATAATCAAATAAAAACTGTATACATTGAAAACGGTGGCACAAATTACAGTAATGCAACACATTCAATAATAGGTGATGGAACTGGTGGTGAAGTTTCTATAACAACAACTGGTGGAGTTATTACTGATATTCAAGTTACCCAAGGTGGAAAAGGATATACTTATGGCATAGTTGATTTAAGCACCAATTCTGGAGCAGGATCAAAATTAATACCAATCATTCCTCCTTCAAAAGGACATGGATCTGATATTTACAAGGAACTAGGAACAGATAAAGTATTATTATATGCAAGGTTTGATGATTCCACCAAAGATTTTCCCATAGACACTAAATTTTCTCAAGTCGGTGTCATCAAAAACCCGGAGAAATTTACTGAAGCAGTAACTTTTACGGGTAATACATTTTCTTCATTATTTTCGGTTGGATTATCCACATCCAGAACTGTCACCATTGGAGAGGAAATTTCTCAAAATCAAGGGAATAATGTTATCGCAAAAGGATATGTTGCTTCTTTCGATGCTGAAACTAAAATTTTGAAATACTATCAAGATAGATCTTTATGTTTTGGTAATAAAGTTGATCAAACTCAGAGTTTATTGACATCAAATGTTGTCTCATTTAACAACTCATCAAATATTGTTTTTTCACAATCTGGAGGAGCAAGCAGTATTGATACTGCATTGAATGGAAGTGTTATTACAGTTAATTCAAAACAAATCAACTTAGATTCTACATTCGAAAATGGTCTTTCAAATCCCGAGATAAATAAAAAGACAGGGGATATAATTTACATCGATAATAGACCCATTGTTCAGAGAGACTCTAGACAAAAAGAAGACGTTAAAATCATTCTGGAATTCTAAAAAAAGATGGCACAAAAAACCGACTTAAATATCAGTCCATATTATGATGACTTTGACGAAACTAAAAATTTCTATAAGGTTTTATTTAAACCAGGATTTCCAGTTCAGGCTAGAGAACTAACTTCTTTTCAGTCCATTTTACAAAATCAGATAGAGTCTTTCGGTAGTAATATTTTTAAAGAAGGTTCCATGGTTTTACCTGGAGCTGTGACATTTGATGATAATTATTCTGCTGTTAAATTAAATTCTATTAGTTTAGGAACGGATATTTCTCTTTATATTAAAAATTTTATTGGAAAAACTATAACCGGACAAAATTCTGGTGTAAAAGCAACAATTAAGCAAGTAGTTTTTCCAAGTGAAAGTGATTTAGTAGAATATATAACAATTTATGTAAAATATTCTCAAGCAGGTAATAATTCAGAAACCACAGTATTTGAAGATGGAGAAGCACTATTTGCTGATGAGAATGTTTTATATGGTAGCATCACCATTCCTTCCGGAACTACTTTTGCAACAACTATTTCTTTAGACGCAACAGCAATAGGATCTGCTGCTTCTATTGACAATGGAGTATATTTTGTAAGAGGATTTTTTGTTGATGTATCAAAAGAAACTCTTATATTAGATTACTATAAAAATAATTCATCATATAGAGTTGGTTTAAAAGTAACAGAATCAACAGTTAATGCTAAGGATGATGAAACATTATTCGATAATGCAAAAGGATTTACTAACTTTGCTGCTCCTGGAGCAGATAGATTAAAAATTTCTTTAAGTTTAACTAAAAAATCATTGACAGATTTCAATGATACTGACTTTATAGAAATACTTAGAGTTGATGATGGAAAAATAAAAAAAGTCGTTGACAAAACAGTTTATAATATAATTAGAGATTATATTGCAGAGAGAACTTTTGATGAATCTGGACATTATTCTGTAGATGAATTTGCATTAAATGTTTTAGATTCATTAAATGATAGAATTGATAATGATGGATTATTTTTAGAAAATGAAACTACAGAGGAGGGTAATACTCCTTCTGATGACTTAATGTGTATTCAGGTATCACCTGGAAAAGCATATGTTGCTGGATATGATGTTGAACTAGATTCAACTGCAACAATTGACGTTGAAAAACCTAGAGATACTCAAGATGTATCATCTATTAGTGTTCCTTTTGAAATGGGACATCTTTTGAGAATCAATAATGTTCGAGGTGCGGCAGAAGAAAATGCAGAAATTGAACTTAGAGATCGTCTTAGAGGAGATAGTGGTTCTGCAATAGGAAAAGCAAGAGTATATACATGCAACTTAACAGATGCTGCATATTCTGGTGATGCAACTCAGTGGGATTTATATCTTTATGATATTCAGACCTATACTCAATTGATATTTAATAGGAATGTATCTGCTTCCGAACTTCCTGCAACATCTTTCATAAAAGGAAAGAGTAGTGGAGCAAGTGGTTTTGCAGTTGCAGCAGGTGCTGGTAATAGTGCTGCGATAAATGTATATCAAACATCAGGTACTTTTGTTACTGATGAACAAATTACAATTAATGGAGTTGATGCTTCATTAGCACTGAAAAGTTTTAAAGTTTACGGTATCAGAGATATTAAATCAGTATCGCAGACTGGATTAGTTGGACAAACGTTTAGAGCAAATACTGTTTTAAGTAGAAAACAAATTGATGGAATTAGTCAAGCAAACTTTGTACAATCTTCCGGTATTTTTACAAGTCCGGGTAATCTTTTTGTTGGTATTAAGACTGGTGACATTATTAGTTATCAAGTATCTGGAAAAAGTGATCCCACTTACAATAGAGTTACTCAGGTAGATGGAAATCTGACTTCAATAACAGTGTCAGCTATTGGTACTAGTGTATCCGGTGTTTATGATAGAAACAAAGGTAGTGATGGAACTTATAATATTGAATTAGTAGTTCCCGAATTAAGAAATAATGATAATGGATTTCTTTATGCAAATCTTCCCGATTCTAATATTTCATCAGTTGATTTATCAGACTCTCAACTTTCTATTACTAGACAAATTACTGGAGAATCAACAGATGGAACTGGACAATTAACATTTGGTTTACCTACTGGTATTACCACTGCATCATATGAAGCATTTGATCAAGAAAGATACTCTGTACACTATAATGGTGGAGGAATTGGAACAATAACATCAGATTCCTTTACTTTAAATGGAAACACGGTAACTATTGATGGATTGATACCAAGTGAAAGTAATGTTGTCGTAAATGTTACTCTCAAAAAGAATGATATACAAAGTAAAATAAAAGAATATAGTAGAAGTTCTGTTAATATCGTAAATTTATCAACACTGGCAAGATCTGGTGCAGCAACAAGTGATTCGATCAACGATGGACTGACTTACAATCAATTTTATGGATTGAGAGTTCAAGATGATAAAATATCTCTAAACGTACCTGATGTTGCCAAGGTTCTGGCAGTTTATGAATCAACCAACACTGCAGATCCAATTTTAGACAGAATTCAATTATCATCAATATCTCAAGTTGATAATGATGCTATCATTGGTGAAGATATTATAGGTAGTGATAGTGGTGCACTAGCCAGAGTTGTGTTAAATGCTTCTTCAACACCCTCTGTTCCCTCTAACAACATTGGATTTGTTTATCTTAATGATCAGAAATTCTCTGTAGGTGAAAATGTAACATTTAAAGAATCTGGAATAGTTTCTACTATAGAGACAATAACATTTGGAAAATTTAAAAATATAACAAATAATTTTAATCTAGACAAAGGTCAAAGAAATGGATATTATGATTATTCTAGATTAGTTAGAGTAGGATCTCAAATTCCAGAAAGAAGACTTTTAGTGGTATATGATCATTACACCGTACCATCATCAGATACTGGAGATGTGTTTACTGTTTTAAGTTATGACTCTGATAGATTCTCTAAAGATATTCCTGGTATAGGACCTAATCAAGTCAGAGCATCTGACACCTTAGACTTTAGACCAAGAGTTCAAGACTTTGCAGTAACAACATCATCACCATTTGATTTTGCATCAAGAAATTTTGGATCAGAACCAAAATTTACATTGAAACCCGGAGAATCATCTTTAATTGGTTATGATTTTTATCTTCCTAGAATTGACAGAGTTTTCTTAGATAAATTTGGAAGTGTTATTGTAAGAAGAGGAGTTTCTTCTACAGAACCTGTACCACCAACTAATGAAGATGATGATTTAATGCAATTGGCAGAAGTCAGTCTTCCAGCATATCTGTATACTTCTGATGATGCTGAAGTCACCATGGTGGATAACAAAAGATATACTATGAGAGACATAGGTGATCTTGAAGATAGGATTGAAAATCTGGAAAGATTTACTTCTTTAAGTTTACTGGAAGTTAATACAGAATCTTTGAGAGTTGAGGACTCCGAAGGAAATGATAGATTTAAGAGTGGAATATTTGTAGATGATTTTACAGATAAGTTCTCCTCTGATGAAAGTTTGACAACTGCTGATATTGTTAATGGTGAACTTAGACCCCTTGCAATAAGAAATTCACTACAACAAAGACCAATTCCATCTTTAGAAATTCCTCAAGATCAACTAGATTTATCACAAAATTTTGATTTACTAGATTCTAATGTACAAAAAACTGGAGATGCTATTACTCTAAAATATGAATCAGTTGATTGGATCAATCAATCTCTTGCGACAAGAGTAGAAAATGTCAATCCTTTTCATGTTATAGAATATAATGGAGAAATTAGACTTTCTCCAAATACAGATACGTGGGTAAGAACTATTAGACTTCAACCTCGTACTATTGAAAATATTGAAAGAAGAACAGTAACAAATATTATAAGAAGAGAAGTTAGGGGAGGATTTAATCAGTTTGGATTTAATACAAGAGTAACTGAAAGTAGCACTACAAGTAGTAGTGTTGTTGCAAGAAACACCCAAGAAGTTCTTGTTTCTTCAGGAAGAGAAAAATACATTAGATCTAGGAATGTTTCTTTCTTTGGAACATTATTAAGACCCCTGGCAAGACATTATCAATTCTTGGATAATCACAGTAATCTGAACTTTATACCAAAACTTGTAGAAATTGCAAATTCTACTTCTCTGGAAAACTATGGATCATCTAATGGATCGTTCCAGACAGGAGAGACAGTTAGAGTTTATAAAGGAGGAACAAGAATAGGAACATTTAGATTAGCATCTTCAAATCACAAAACAGGAGCATTTAATTCTCCAACATTTACATATACAACTAACCCATATGTAAATTCTGAGTCTATTCCTTCTGGATATAGTCAATCTTCAAAAACCATAAACATTGATTTAAATGCATTATCCTCCGAAGCACAAGGAAGTTTTAATGGTTACTTAGAAAAAGGTGCAAAAATTGTTGGACAAACCAGTGGAGCAATTGCATACGTAAAAGATCTCAGATTAATTTCTGATGTAAATGGATCTTTATTTGGATCATTTTTCATTAAGAACCCACATGTAACTCCTGCTCCAAATCCAAGGATTCTTACTGGTAAAAAAACTTACAGATTAAGTAGTAGTTCTACTAATGAAACTCCATTACCCGGTAGTACGTTAATTTCTGCAGGTGATGCAACTTATACTGCAAATGGTACTTTCCGTTCAGTACAGTCAGTAACTACCACAACTACAAGAATAACAACAAGAGTAACAAGAACAATTACGCGTAGAACGGATCCTCTAGCTCAAACTTTTGTTGTCGGTAGAGATATTGATGCACCAGATTTTAGTGGTGATAATGATGACGATAATGGAGTATTTTTAACTGAATTAGATATATTTGTAGCATCAAAACCGAGTGGTGAAGAACCACTGACAGTTCAAATAAGAACAGTAGAACTTGGTATTCCAACTTTAAATGTCATTGGAGAACCAAAAACATTGACACCAAGTGAAATAGTTACTTCAACAGATGGGTCAGATCCTACTAAAGTTAAATTTAACTATCCAATCTATCTTGCTCCTGGTCAGGAATATGCCATTGTTTTACTCGCACCCAATAGTGATCAATATGAAGTTTGGACTGCAAAAATGGGTGAAAGAACCGTTGAGACTCAAAATCTTCCCAATTCCGAAGCAGTAAGATATTCGAGACAATTTGCATTAGGCAGTTTGTTTAAATCTCAAAATGGATCTACATGGACTCCAGCACAAAAATCTGACCTCAAATTTAAATTATATAAAGCTAAATTTACAGCAAACACTGGTATTGCTCATTTTGGAAATCCTCCTCTTGATGAAAGTAATGGATATGTTCCAACCCTTCAAGAAAATGCAATAACCGTATTACCAAAAAATGCCACTCTCGGTATAACAACAATTTCATCATCAGATCCATTAGTTGGAATTTTAACGGCAGGAAGAAGAATTTCTGGTGTAGGCAACACTTTTGGAACGATCGCTTCTACAGGAAGCAGTGCTTCAGGTGTAATTCAAACTAATCCTGGTTCGAATTATACGACCGGTGTGAGAAGCACATCTAATATTTTTGGAAGTGGTAGTGGATTGACTGTAAATGTTAGTGGTGTTGGTGCTGGTGGAACTATCACTGCAATATCAGTTGTTCAAGCAGGAACGGGATATGTAACTGGTGATATTGTTTCAATTACAAACGGATCAAGTCAAACTGGTAGAGATGCAGTTATCACAGTTACTGCCAGTGGTAATCCCGATACTTTGTATTTAACGAATGTTCAGGGATCTATACCAACTGGCAATTTAGTTTATTTTGATACAGATACAACTACGGTTTCTCTTGCAAATACTAGTGTATTAAGTTCTGTTGACGACAGTGGAATTTTCTCAGGAAATTATTTACAAGTTCAACATTTTAACCATGGAATGTATGCTAATAACAATAAATTAACATTAACGGATGTTTCTTCTGATACAGCACCAGCAATACTAAATGGTGAACTTTTATCTACCACTGGAGCATCTGAAGTTATAGTTGTTGATGATTCTACAATTTTTGAAAATTTCGAAGGACAACCTGTCAGTGCTGTTAATATTGGATATGTTAAAATTGGAGATGAAATAATTGGATATAATGCGGCAACTTCAGGTCAATTAACCATTAGTTCCAGGGCAGTTGAAGGAATTGTTGAAGATCATGCAGTCGGATCTGAAGTAATTAAATATGAATTAAATGGCATTTCATTAAGAAGAATTAATAATGTAGTTTATGATATATCTGACACCGATATTATGAGTGATTCATATTATATTGAGATTGATAGAGGTGCAACATCATCAATTGAAGGAAAATCTATAGGACTTAATAGATCGACTGATGCGACTTATCCACAAGTTTCATTTACTAATGAATTAATTGGTGGTGGTGAATACATTAAATCATCTGAAAATATTTTATTTAATAGAATAAATCCTAGATATAATATTTTATCTCCTGGAAAAGAAACTTCAATATCATCCAATATTAGAACTACAACAGGTACAAGTATTGACGGAAACGAAACATCATTTGTCTTTGAAAATAAAATAGAACCTGTGATTCCAAATCAAGAGAATGAATTAAATACTGTTCGTATGATTTCCTCCAGAACAAATGAATTAAATCAACCGGCATTTAGTAATGTAGCCGGAAGAAGATCTTTTAGTTCAACTGTTACATTAAATACCACGAATGAGAATCTTTCACCAATGATCTTCTTGAATGATTCAACAACAGAATTTATTCTTGATAATATCAATAGACCTGTAATTAATTATGTTACTGATTCATCTACCAATTCAATTGATAGTGATCAACATGAAGCAATATATGTTTCTAACGTTGTTAATCTTGCTAAATCTGCATCATCACTTAAAGTTCTATTGACTGCATATAGACCCGAGTCTTCCGATATTAGAGTTCTTTATAGTTTAATTAGAGAAGATTCTACTGATATTGAGCAAGAGTTTGAACTTTTCCCTGGATTTGATAATTTACAATCAACATCAGAAGGTTCACTAAGAGTTATTGATTCTTCTTTAAATAATGGTAAACCTGATGTAAGAGTTCCGGAAAGTGAAAAAGGTCAATATTTAGAATATGAATTTACCGCAAACGACTTACCCGACTTTAGTGGATATAGAATTAAAATTGTTATGTCATCCACAAATCAAGCAAACTATCCAATAATTAGAGATCTAAGAACGTTAGCATTAAAATGAAGAATCTAATAAAAGTTAAAGATCATCCACATTTATATCGTGATGAAAATACAGGAGCTATAATCAATTATGATATGGTTGGTTATAATCAAAGGTTGAAAAAAATAGAGAAACAAAAATCCGATAAAAGAGAATTGGATGAAATGAAAAAAGACATTGAAGAAATTAAGTCTCTCTTAAAGGATTTTTTGAAAAAATAATTGCTTATAATAATCATATAAATATCTTTAGGATAATAATTTATAAAAATAATGGCAGTTTATGCATCTAATATTGTGATTGAGCAGGGATTTGATTTCTCTAGTTCTTTTGCATTAGGTGATTCTAGAACTAATACCGGTATTAACATTACCGGATATGGAGTTACTGCACAATTAAGAAAAAGTCCCACTAGTTCCAAATCTGTTTCTTTTGCTTCTACAATCGTAGATTCTGAAGTAGGAATTATAGAACTTTCTTTGACTGATGAGCAAACTTCAGATATTAAACCGGGTCGTTATGTCTATGATGTTCTTGTAGAAATTGGTGGTTTAGGATCTGGAGGAAAGAAATATAAGGCATTTGAAGGTATGGCTTTAGTAAGAGCGGGGGTAACAAGGTAATGTCTATACCAGATAGGATTGGTGGACAAGGAGTTATAAGAGTTCTTTCAAATATAAGTGGAACTTCTACGGCAAAAATTGTCGATTTAAGTGACATTGATATATCATCTCTAGCAGATGGATTTGTTCTTGAATATAATGCAAATACATCAAAATTTATAACTACTGATACTTTTAGATTTCTTAAAAATGTAAATGTAACAGGTGTTGTTACTGCTCAAAGTATTGATGTAGCAGGAATCACATCTTTTAGAGGTGATTTATATGTAGGATCTGATTTATATGTCAATGACAATTTAATCTATCAAGGTGATTTTGCAGGAGGTGGAGTTGCATATTTTACAAATGATGGAAAATTGGTTAGTGCTGGAGGCACCTTTAGTACCTTAGATACAAGTAGTTTAATATTAACAATTGATGAGGTAACTGGTATTACTAGTTGGACCACTACAATTGATGGAGGTGAATACTAATGACAAAACCAAATACAAGACAAGGTTTAATTGATTATTGTTTGAGACAATTAGGTGCACCAGTATTAGAAATAAATGTTGATGATGATCAAATAGATGATTTAGTGGATGATACTATTCAGTATTTTAACGAACGTCACTATGACGGTGTTGAAAGAATGTATCTTAAATATAAAGTATCACAAGATGATATTGATAGAGGAAAAGCAAGTGGAACAGATGGAGTTGGTATAGTTACTACTACTGGAACCTCAACTAATATATCTGGTTTGGGAACTATTACTTCCAATTTTTATGAAACATCGAATTTCATTCAAGTTCCAGATTCAGTAATTGGAGTAGAAAAAATATTTAAATTTGATGCCAGTTCAATTTCTGGTGGAATGTTTAGTATAAAATATCAATTATTCTTAAATGATTTATATTACTTTAACTCAGTTGATCTACTACAATATTCAATGACTAAAACTTATCTTGAGGATATTGACTTTTTATTAACAACTGACAAACAAGTAAGATTTAATAAAAGACAAGATAGATTATATTTAGATATAGATTGGAAATCTCAAAATAAAGATACTTTTTATGTTATAGATTGTCATAGAGCTCTGGATCCAGAATCATTCACTCAAATCTATAATGATTCATTTGTTAAAAAATATTTGACTGCAATGATCAAAAGACAGTGGGGTCAAAATTTGATTAAGTTTAATGGTGTCAAACTTCCAGGAGGAATTGAATTAAATGGGAGACAAATATATGAAGATGCCATGAGAGACTTGGAAGATATTAAGCAAAGAATGAGTATGGAATATGAACTTCCACCATTCGATATGATAGGATAAAATTATGGCATTGAATCCCTACTTTCTTCAAGGATCTTCTGGAGAACAAAATCTTGTACAAGATCTAATAAATGAGCAACTGAAAATTTATGGAATAGATGTCTATTATATTCCAAGAAAACTTTTAAAAACAGATGATATTCTTAATGAAGTACAATCATCTAAATTTGATGATACCTTTATAATTGAAGCTTATCTGAACAACTATGATGGATATGCTCCAGACAGTGATATAATGACAAAATTTGGATTGAGACTTAAGAATGAAATATCATTAGTAATCTCAAAGGAAAGATTTGAGGAAATAATTTCTCCATATTTGGCAGAGATAGCGTCTGTTGCCAGAAACTATTATCCTGGAGAAGATTTGGTAATTACGGATAGACCCAAAGAAGGAGACCTTATTTATTTTCCTCTGGGAGAAAGATTGTTTGAAATTAAAAGAGTAGAAGTTGAGAAACCTTTTTATCAATTAGGAAAAAGTTACGTATTTGAGCTGTCTTGTGAACTATTTGAATATGAAGATGAAGAAATCAGCACTGGAGTTTCGGAGATTGATGAAGTTCTGGAAGATGTTGGATATATTACGGATCTGAAACTTGTTGCATTTGGAGGAACTGCCGAATGTCAAGCTACAATTAGTCCTCTAACTGGTGTTAGTAAAGTCGTACTTTTAAATGATGGATCAGGATATACTGGAATTCCCACCGTTACGATTAGTGATCCTGGAGGAGATCCGGATACAAGTGGAATATTAGGTGCTCTTCCAGCCTCAGAGTTTTCAAAAACTGCAACTGCTGTAGCAATAACCACTTCCGTTGGTGGTGTTCAATCAGTAAAAGAAATTTTAATTACAAATACTGGATATGGATATACAGAACCACCTACGGTCACTATCACAGGAGGCAATGGATCTGGTGCTATCGCAACATGCATTATATCAACAGGTTCTGTTTTAAATATTGGAATCACTGATAAAGGAGACAGATACTATGAACCTCCCACCATTACAATCGATTCTCCAGTCGGTAGTGGTATAACGGCAACTGCAGTATCAAGAATTGATGCTGGAAGACTCTCTGAAGTATTAATCAGTAATGCTGGTTCTGGATATACATCAGTACCCAACATAACAGTTTCTCCACCTCCAACAGTTGGTTTTGGAACATATATTATTTCTGAGACTGTTACTGGATCTCTTTCCGGAGTTACTGCCCAAGTTAAATATTGGGATAATCCGGGACAGGACGTTGATAAGACTCTCAGAGTTTATCTAAATAGTGGAACATTTAGTGAAGGGGAAAATATTGTAGGTTCATCTTCTTCTGCGATATATACATTGAAGTCGTTTGATTTAGACACTTCAACAACTGATGAATATAATGATAATGATGATTTTGAATTAGAAGCAGATGAAATACTAGACTTTACAGAATCAAATCCATTTGGGACATATTAATGTTAGGGACATATTACTATCACGAAATTATTAGAAAGACAATCGTTTCTTTTGGAACTCTTTTTAATGATATTCATATTCAACATAAAAATAGCACTGATGATGTTATTTCTGATATGAAAGTAGGACTATCGTATGGTCCTATGCAAAAGTTTTTGGCAAAGTTGGAGCAACAGGCAAATTTAACAAAACCTGTTGCCATAACATTGCCAAGAATGTCGTTTGAAATGATTAATATTCAATATGATCCAACAAGAAAAACTGGTGTAACCCAAACATTCAAAGCAAGTGATGGTCAAGGAAACGTAAAAAAAGTTTTCATGCCGGTTCCATACAACATCGGATTTGAATTAAATATTTTTACAAAATTAAATGATGATGCTCTTCAAATCATAGAGCAAATCTTACCATTTTTTCAACCATCATTTAACGTTACTGTAGATTTAGTAGAATCGATCGGTGAAAAGAGAGACGTTCCTTTAGTATTAGATAGTATCGATTTTCAAGATGATTATGAAGGATCTTTTGAAACTCGTAGAGCATTAATTTATACTTTGAGATTTACCGCAAAAACATATCTATTTGGACCAATTGCAGATAGCACTGACGGACTTATTAGAAAAGTTCAAGTCGATTTGTATTCAGACTCTGATCCGAAAACTGCAAAGAGAGAAATGAGATACGTAGCAACACCAGATCCCATAACTGCGGAACCAGGCGATGATTTTGGATTTAATGAAAGTTGGGAAACATTCTCAGATTCTAAACAGTATAGTCCAACTCAACAAACTGATTTCTGATTATCATGAGTAATAATTATGATCCTATAGATGAAGCACTTAACACGACAAGTGAAATTGTTGAAACAGAAGATGTTAAGAAAAAACCGGAAATTGTAAAATCTAAGGATGTTGATATTGAGAAGGACTATGAATATAGTCGTGCAAACCTCTATTCCCTCATAGAGAAGGGTCAGGAGGCAATCAACGGTATTATGGAGGTTGCAGGTGAAGGGGGCAGTCCAAGGGCATATGAAGTTGCTGGACAGTTGATTAAGAGTGTTGCTGACACTACTGATAAATTGATTGATCTTCAGAAGAAACTCAAAGACGTTGAGGATGATTCTAAGAAGACCACAAATAATGTTACTAACAATGCAGTTTTTGTAGGTTCCACTTCAGAACTTCAGAAAATGTTAAAGCAAGGTTTTCTAAATAATAAAGAATAACTTACTTTTTTATTAATGAAAAAGTGTAAGCAGGGATACTATTACTGTTATACTGATGAGAAGTGCAAGCCCATTCCTCAGGGTTTGAAGGTAACCGCTAGATTTTCTGGTGGGGGAAGAGAACCCGAAGAAACTGGAATAGACGTACCGACAAATGGAAATAACCAGAATGGCAATGGAAATGGGAATGGGAACTCTAATGGGGGTTCTAATGGCGGAGGAGTCAGTGAAGGCACCCTACATAAGTGGTTCAAAGGTTCCAAGTCTAAAGATGGCAAAGGTGGGTGGGTCAATGTCGTCACAGGTGGGACTTGCGCCAGTGATGAACCAGGAGAAGGAACACCAAAGTGCGTCTCTTCAGCAAAAAGAGCAAGCATGAGTAAGTCTGAGAGACTCTCTGCTGCTAGAAGAAAGAAAAAAGCAGATCCGGGACAACAACAAAAATCTGGTGCTGCAAAACCAACCTATGTTGCTACTGACAAAAAGAAAATGAAAAAAGAAGAAGTAGAAA